TTTTCTTAGTTCACGTGAAGTAGTATCAACACTTTCTCTAGCAGAAATTTCAACTTCTGAAGTAAGGTTGTTTTTAACGTGAGTTGTAATACTTCTTGCAATTTTTAAGTCTTTACCAATTCCGTAAATACCATTCTTAATCATATCACCTACATCACGCTCACGATTCCAAGCTTGATATACCTGTACAATGTTTGGCTCATAAAGAGTTGCAGCTTGTGCAACTGGTAAAGCACCCTGAAGACACATTGCTAAGAATGCAAAGTCTGAAGTTGTACCACGAATAGTAGTCACTCCATCAGCGCCTTTCCAATCAATCTTTTGTCCAACAACACTAAATCGTGAGTTGTTAAGAGGTAATACATAGTCAGAATAAATCTGTGAAATGGTTTGTCCTTCTGCAGCAGGTAAGTAGTAATTTCTTTCTCTTAAGTTGTCTAAAGAGTTTGAGTTAAATACCTCTACTTCTTTATGCACAGAACGTCTTGTATCAAGGACAGCAACTGTTGTGAAGTCTTTATCATTTAAACCAACAAGTACTTCTCGATAGTTTAAAACAGAAGCATCTGTGAAACTTCCACCACTAAACTGTGAGAAGATTCTATCTGCTAAGTTAGCTGGGTCAACAGCGTCAGCTGCTTCTACAAATTCCTTAAATCCGTTAGCAGCATCAAGTTCGACTGTAAATGGAATGTCAAGGCTTTTAAGACCATCACTAACTGCAAAGCTGTGTGCATGCAATGTATGTGATACTGCAGCATTTGCAACGTCGGCAAAGTCTAATGAAACATTGTCTAGATATTCAGGAGCAACGTCAAAGTTAAGTGGTTGTGCCTGTAGTCTATCATCAAGTCCTGAAATGTATGTTGCTAAGTCATCCATTGCTGGAAAGTCTGTTAAAGGACGTGTAGTCACATCAATAGCAGCATCTCTTGCAGTTGTTGCAGTTGTAAGTGTTGCGTTAAGTGTCACTCTTGCTGCAATCAATACATCAAGTGCAGCTTGGTTTGCAGGGGCATCCGCTGTGCCATCATCATTTGCATCTAAAGCAACAATCTCTGCAGTTTTAGCTGCTACTGCTGCTGCAGCTGTAATGACTGCTTCAATCAATGCATTATCAGCTTGGTCATCAAACTTAGAAACACGAATGTTTTGTACATTTGAAATAGGTAGGATTTCTACCTTACAGAAACGTCCTTCTTGGGCGTTGTCATCTGTGTATGTAATTGAGAGCTGACTTGCGTATCCAACATCACGTGAGATAACATCAAATCCTGGCTCTTTAATAATAATACGATATTTGTCTCCCAAAACACTTAGCGTATCGTTGTTAGCGTCGTTTACTGGTGTTGCTGGTCCTTCAATACGAATTTGGATGTCATTTCCTTTTAATCCGTATTTCTTAGCAGTCAAAACGTATCCGCCTCCACCCTGCATTGCTAACGTATGTGTAGCACCGGCATTATCGCCAGCGTTAACAAATGTTAGACGACTTGCAGAAGAAAATTCATCTCTTATAGAGTTCTTAAAGATTTTATTATAATCTAAAAGTTGATTTTCTTTTGGATAAAGGTCTGATACTTCAAACTGTTGTGAAGGTCCAAACGTATGTGTGACGCCTTTCGGGAGAACAGGGAAGTTCCCGACGACACACAATGATTTTTCACCAGCACTAGGTGTGATTAGGTTATTATTCACATCTATTACGACAGAGGGGTCATAGTATCTTCGTCCCCTAAATGAAATAAAACTTGGCATAATTTACTCCTATCATTGCAATGTAGTTGTTTTATTTTTATAGCTATTGAACTATAGTCGGCGGGTTTAACACCCATGGTATCAAAGCGTCAACAGAAGCTGGCGGCGTTGCCAGAATCTGCTTCTTTGCGTTAAATGTCATTACTCTTTTAAAAAGCATAACACTATCTGCGGTTCCATCATCATCAGGCGCCAATTCTTCAGAAGAAGCGAACTGCAGATTTAAATATCCTATCTGCAAAAAGCTTCCTTTAAAAATAAGCATAGAAGCCTGAATTAAACGATGTAGTATTCTCATAACATCATAGTCATTATCATAAACAGTAATCTCACAATTTTGGCTAACCATTAAAACAGATTGTCCTCTATGTCCTGCATTGCCTAATACTTGTTCTTCAGGCGCAGTATGTTCAACTATTTTAGTAGTAATCAAAGGGTATTTATTATGTTTTTGTGAAAATGCTCTATCAAAATTTAATGTAAGGTTAGAAAGTTTAGCAAAGTACTTATCCCTTAGTCCACTAGATACATCACCCATGATTTCATCAAAAGAATCTCTGTTTTCTTTGTAGAACTTAGCTCCGTTGGCGATAGTATGTATTATATGTAAATCAAGCATTGTCTACCTCCATCTTAGCTTTAACTTGTACTACCATAGCAGTAGGTATTTCTTGTTGCTGGAATCTAATAACAGTATCTCTTACAGTATGTGGATAACTTACAACTATATAAGTTGGGTTTGCATAATAAGCAACTGCTATTCTTGTACCAATTGCAGGTGCTGTTGCTGGGTTAGTAAACTCTATTAAACCGTTTGCGTCAATCTGAAAGTCTGTTGAAGCTATTGCACCATCTACTGGTGCTGCTCCGCTTGCGTCTGTCTTATGTATATATAAAACACCAACTGTTTCTTGACCATTTAATAAGTCTAGCGTTCTAGAAATAATAGGTCTTGTGGTCTGTACTTTACCATTAACATCAACAGTATTGATTTCTCTCCATATTATAACAGAATTATTTAGTTTGAATCTATCTCCATATGAAGGAAGATGTTCTGGTTCTAATGATAACTTTATTTCTTCTGTCCTTAAAACACCATAACTTCCATTTAATTCTTCACCTTCAGCGTTAGTACATATTCCTTGTATTTGTTGTGATGAATGTCTTATTAAACCTGTACCTGCACATGATGGGCAGTCTGGGTTATTTGAAGAAGCTTCTGCGTTAATGTCCGTGACATTTGCTAAGTCTAATCCGAACTCTGAAGAACTTTGTTGATTACAAGGACATTCTATAGTTTGGTCCCATGTAATTACTAAACCTTTTTGTTTAATGAGTTGTCTAAACTCACGCATTATAAAGTCTGCACGAGTTCTTTCTAGTCTTTGATTAGGTGTAGGCAGCTGCATTTAAAACATCGCAATCTTACTTAGACGGTATTTACCTTTAAGTATTTTTACTGCTTCTTTAAGCTGGCTTCTATAACTTATCATTTTAGCTCCATAACCAGCAGAAGTCGCTGATGATGTTGTATTAACTGTTTGACTTAGTCCATCAACACCAATACTAAAGCTACCTATACCGGCACCTGCAATCAAATCACCTGCAGTATCTAAAGGTAGTAATGCAGCAACGTATGATATACATTTAAGTAATAAGTTAGGACATGTATAAAGTTTATAACTAATAATCATATCAGAAACTGCAGGAGTTAAATTACTCTCTACACTAAACTTGTCGTCTCCGACATTAAATGTTTTAATCTTTGGTGCAGCAGCTCCTACAACGTTGCCGTTTCCATCATCTGTTATTGTAAATAGAAAATTAGGTTTATCTACTAAAGTTTCTGCTATCGCAATATCTAGTACCTCTGTGGAACCTTGTGGTATTGTTATAGTACCTTCAATGAAATTAAATCCTGAAGTATAATCAAATTTAAAGTAAGCTGGTACTCTTTCATGATAACTAAAGTTTGATATTGGGTCTACTAACAAAGGTATTGAGTTATTAAAACTAAATGTTCCTAATGTTGCAGCAGTCGGTATTAAATGTACAGACCCACCAACTTCTGAAGTTATGTTTGTCCATTCTAAAGGTATGTCAGTCTCTGGATAGTTGCCATAACTTATTGTTAGCTTATCTACAGACTTTAAAGGTCTTCTGTCTAAAGTGGCACCCCACCAACTTCTTCTATTTTGAGAGATTGCATCATGGCGTTCACCTCTCGTTGAATGTGGGTCAATTACTATTTGTAATTCTTCTTCTATTAGTGATATAGCTTGTTCTATAGCATTACTAAACAAATCATCCGGATATGGTTGACCTGCATCATCGAGTAGTGACACACCTACTAACAGCGTATTTTTTAAGTAATCGACAGTAAGTATGTCTCTTATTCCTATTGCCATTTGGATTGTACCTTTCTTAATACGTTATGTGATTGTAGTAGTCATCTTAACAACGTTTTATATGTTTATATATATGTCCAGTTAAAGTTAACTGTGCTTAAACGTCGTGATTATTTTATTGAGGCCTTAAAAACCCAACCTCGGCGGAGAGAGAGTACCAAGGAAGGGAAAAAAACTGTCTTCTAATACAACAAGTTTTTTGATTTTAAAAACACGTTATATAGTCTCTCCAGATTCAACACTAATTTTTTAGCGTTTAACGTTGCGAAGTACGAAGTTCTTGCCAGGTACCTTAACGATAGGTGAACCAAAGAGCATAAGTAAGAACTGCTTAGCTGCGCCGGTCTCTGCGAGAGGACGTCGTAAGAAGTCAAGAAGACGAGCAAATTCACAAACCTGTTGGTCCATAGAAGCGATAAGAACGCGACCACAGTCATAACGCTCAACACCTTGGTCAACAAATGCCGCAGCAACACACTCAGCAGGTAAGAATTCACCAATGAGTTTAGCTTCTGCCAAAACTTCTGCGTCAGTGATTGCAGCAGCGCGACCAGCAGTCATACAAGAAGTACGGTAGATACGGTAGTAATCACCATTACGAGCAAGTGAGTTAAGTTGGAAAGTTCCCTTATCACCGTCGTTAACGTCTACAGCGTCAGAAATAACTGGTGAAGAATAACCTTGTGCATTAACAGCAACGATTACATATTTAACAGAACCATCATGTCCATCACCGGTACCAGAAGCATCAAACAATGAAGCCTGAGCAAGCTGAGTAGCATTAGCAGCGAAAGTCACATCCTGAGGACGAAGACTTGCATCACCAGCACCAACTGTAGGAGGAGGAAGCTGACGATTAAGGAATGGAGCAGCTACAACAGGTACTGGTCCCATAGGTCCCATAACGTGGATTTGTGGTCCAGCGCCAAGAGTAAGAGTACCTTGGTCTCCTTGGTTAACGAGAAGCATTGCATCATGACGACCATTAGCAGCAGAATCAGCAATCAATTTGCTGTACTGTTTAGGGTCTACCATAATTACGTCTGGCTTACCAAAACGAGGTGCACTGTGAAGCTCACCAAGTACGTCATGAAGCTTAATAGCGCTTAGAGCATTACCAGCAACATCTTCTTGGTTTGTAGAGAAAGGTTTACCACCAAGTTGTGCATCACGAGCTCCACTTAGGTCACGCTCGATTTGCTTAAGAACGCCGTCAAAACCTTTAGCTTGAACGTCTTCGTCACCGTGGAAAAGCTGAACTTCTGCTTTGCGAAGAAGGCTCATTGTACCACGCTCAGTTTCCTCTGCAAGTGCATTAGGATTGCTTCCGATGATACCAACTAGAGTTGATACGTCTGAAATTTGGCGTCTTTCTGCCATATACTTGATTTTAACAGATTTACGCTCATAGCTTGACTGTGAACTTCCAAAACTAGAAGCACTTCCGCCACCTTCAGAGATGAACGGGTCCATGTCGATGCCGTGCTCTTTGATTACAGCGTACTCATGTACAGTGTTAGAAACTTGTACCTTAGGAAGCATAGGCCACAATACTAAGTCTCGCATAGTATGAGTAGCGCTAGCCAAGGTTCCTTCGATTGATTGTGGAACGAGAGGGCTAAAGCTTCCGTCCATTACAGCAGGTGTTTGATAACCAACACTGCTATTCTTTTTAAGAGCATCATTCAAGCGAGTGAGCTCGTTAACATTAATGTTTTCATTTAGTCCAGGTAATTGCATCATTATTCTCCTTATATTATAGTTTGATGTCTTTAATGGAAACGCCTGCTTCAAGCTGACTTACAGCTTTAAAGAGCTCAGAACGTCGGTGTGTATCTGCAGTAGATATTTCTTCTAGGGCTTTGTTGATGAGGTCTCCACGAGTAGGTCCTTCAACGGACTTCTCAATAGTTTCCACAACAACTTCTGGTTTGTCTTCAACTTCAATAGTAGATTTAACAACAGGCTCGTTTTCAAGTACTTCGACTTTTTTAACGAGTTCTTCGTTTTCTACTTTAGTAGTCTCGATATTTTTCTCTAGGTCTTCGAATTTATCATCAAATGACTTAGAGAGTTCTTCAGCTTTAACTTCAATGTGCTTCTCAATATCCTCATTAGTAGGGATATTAAGGTTAGCAAACATTTCCGTGACTGTTGCCATCTTACCAGAAAGTTCATCAACTGCTTTTGAGAGGGCATCAAACTTCTCAAGTTGTGCTTCGATGAGCTTATCGGCGTTTTTGGCAATGGTCTCACTAACTTTTGTTTCATTGTCGAGTTGTTCTTTAATTTGATTCAGAACGTTCTCAACATTATTTGTGTTGATTTCACTCATTGCGTTAACTCCTTATTTGTTTTATAAGTGATTTTGACTTGTGTCTTAATAGTGTATCTATATTTTGCAATAAATAAATAACATCTTAAGCAAAGTATTTGCGCTGCCGATAGCAAATGCATCACGAGCACCTAATACTATTTATATACCTCAAGCTGTTTTTTATAAATTACGCTAAAAAAAAGTGTATTTATTTTTGCACGAATTCTTATTTTTCTTCTTTTTCTTTCATTTTGTAATACATTTTACGTGCAATCATCTGATGAATTAGCTCCATAACTTTGTCATTACCAATTTCAGGATACTCACGAAGTAGTCTCATTACTATTTCTTTAATCTCTTCATCTGATAAGTCAAAGTCCATTGATGAAACTTCTTCTTCTAAACTCTCCATAGAGATAGGTGCCATACTTCCTGATTCATCAGCGTCAGCATCTGCCTGAATGGATACGTCTTCTATGTATACTTCTTTGCCTAAACCATAGGGTTTATCATTTGTAGTATAATCATTATCTTCTTCATGTGTAGGATGAATTCCGGGACCTTCTGGAGTAGGCTCCATGTCCTTAATCTTCATCTCTTGCATTATTTTTTCATACTTCATTTTGTATGATTTCATTTCTTCCATTTGTTCACCCATCTCAATACAGAGATAATGGTAAGACGCCTGTAAGTAATCTAGAGCCTTTGTAATTTTAGCTTGTGTCCATTCTGGCATATCTGCATCGTCAGGTAGCATACCTAACAACTTACAAAGTTTCATTGAGTAGTCTTCTAACATTTTTGCTTGTCTATACGACATTCGAACGTCAGAGTATTCGTAATGTTTTTCCATAGTTTGTTTTACCTCATTGCTTTCATTTTCAAGTATAGATTTTACTAGTTTCATAGTTGCATCTGCATTACATGGTGATGAAGTAATAGAAATGTTAAGGACACGAGCTTTCTTGATGACCTTAGGATTACGTTTATCTCTTTCTAATACATTGCCTTCGATACTAAAACCTAAAGTTCGTCCACCGCCAGCAGATTTCATTGCTTGTGCAGT